CGAGGAGACAGGATTGCTGTTTTCGATGCCGTAACTGGTGATCGTTACTCTTCTAAAGAGGAGTCTTCGTGATGTGGGCTTTAGTCTGGTTACAGATGGTGTCGGGTCAACAAGTCGAGACTTTCCACATAAATAACTACACTTCTCAAAAGGAGTGTTCTGAACGCAGAGAGTCAGCAGAGGTCATGGTCACCCATGCAGGGGCTGCTGTTGTCTGTATAAACTTAACCTACCACAACAAGGAGTAGCGCGATGAGCATAACTATGTCAGTATCAGAGTTAATAGGAATAAGCTTTGATAGGTTCTACAACACCCTCGATTTAGCAGACGTAGAGGTGCCTTTAGACCTGAAAGAGCATCTTAGTGAGCTAGAGGCCAACTGCATTGTAGAGGCAGAGTCTGAGTATACAACTGAGATGGAAGACATGCGAGAAGAGTCCTATGACCAAGGCTACGAAGTTGGCAGGGAAGAGTCGTATGACAGCGGCTACGAGGATGGCAAAGAAGTCGGCTTGGAAGATGGGTATGAAGACGGGTATGATGCTGGATGGCAAGCCGGAATTGAAGAGGCCGCTTGTGACTGTGTATGTGAAAAAGAAAACTGCAAGTGTGAGTGTCAAAAATAAATGTATACAGTTGAATTAGAGTATGATGGGGCTGTGGTTACTTCCATGTCAGACAACGATGCCCACGAGGACGTAGAAGTATTGATTGACGAAAAAGGAGAAGTCTTTCTTAGACAGTTCCAAGAGTACAAAAACGAGTACGAAGTTATTTGTATGAGCTTTCAACAATTAATGGACATAACTACGGCGGTACACAGCCCTGAAGGTATGTACAAGATACAGAAAAGAGTCAAATGGTAATGATGAAAAAAGAAATATACGAGAGAGTTATCATGGATTTCCTTGAAGAAGGAACTACAGAAGAAACTTTGTTTGTAGGACTAGCCTCGGAAATAGGAGAGGTTATGTCAGAGCGCGTAAGGGAAACCCGAAAGGGAGAGAACCGCACTGAGCAGATAAAAGACGAGCTTGCAGATGTGTTGGTTTATATCACTTTTATCCTCAAACAGAGGAACCTTTCTCTAGGCGAGTTAATGCTTCACGCTTACAACAAGCTGGAATCTCGTGCCATAAATGGTAAGAAATAAGTCAGAATAATACCTGACGTTAAAGAACAACTAGGAGTAAAGTGTTACGGAAGCACGTCGGATTCCAAATCCGAAAGACTGGGTTCAATTCCTAGTACTCCTGCCAACCTTAAAGGATTCAAAATGACTTTAGCCATTATAGACGGTGATGTTCTATTATACATGAGCATATGGAATACAGAATCAAAGAAAGAATCACAAGAAAAGTTTGATGAACTTTTTAACAATACTATGGAAAGCGTTTTTGCTACAGACTACGTCATGGCCTTCGGTGGCCCTAACAACTTTAGAGTTGACTTGTATCCTGAATACAAAGCCAACCGTTCAAAGTCAAAATCAACAAGGCCAGATTGGTTCTTAGATTTGAAGTCTGATATAGTAGAAAACTACGAAGGGGCTTCTCTTAGTGATAACTGCGAGGCAGACGATATGGTTCGTATTTGGGCCTTAGAAGCTGACGCTGCAAACGCAGATCGTGTAGTAATCTCTGTTGATAAAGATCTAGACTGCATAGCAGGATTTCACTACAACCCCCGTAAACAATTATTGTACGATGTTAATCCCGAAGTTGCTAATAAATTCTATTGGCAACAGATACTTATGGGAGATTCTGTGGATAACATTCCAGGAATTCCAGGCATCGGCCCTAAAAAGGCAGAAAAAATACTTGAAGGTGTCACTTGCTATGAAGAAGCGGTATGTCAGGCCTATGACAATCACTACGGTGAAGAGGGCTATAGCTACTTATTACTTAACGCAAGGCTGATACATATCTGGCGTAAAGTCAATGATCACTTCAAGTTAAGTAAGGAACGCTATGACAATGCTATTAAAGTCGGAAATCGGACACTGGAACTCCCCGCTTAAATTAAACCCCGAAAAGTGGTTTGGTTTTATCTACTGTATAGAAAACAAGACTACTAATCAATTCTATCTCGGTAAAAAACAATTTTGGCATGGCGGGAAAAAGAAGTCCAGAACTTACGGTAAGCCAATGGCGTGGAAGAATTACACAGGTTCTTCTTCTACGCTAAACTCAGATATAGACAGGTATGGAAAAGACAACTTTGAATTTGACATGATAGACCTTTATAAAACTAAAGGTGGATTGTACTATGCAGAGGCATACCTACAGATGTTAAGCGACTCCATGACCGAATACTTGAGTGATGGTGTCACGCCAAGGTTTTATAATAGGCAGATTGCCGCCATAAGGTTTGTTCCAAAAGAACCGCCTTCCAAGAAAACTAAAAGTTTTATAAGTAAAATTAAAAAGAGGTATATTGTATGAAGATGTCACCAGTAGCGCCGTTATTATGGATTCTAGCAGTAAGTTCTTTAGCACTACTCCTAATAGCAACTGTAACGGGGTTCGCAACGGTAGACCCTATAATTGTAATTGCCTTCTATCTATTATGTCAAGAGCTAAGTAAGTTTATTGGTGAGATGACATTAGGAGATGATGATGGGAAGAATAGTAAATAAAAACCAGCCTTGTGAGAAGTGCGGGAGTTCCGATGCTAAACAAATTTATGATGATGGCTCGGCCTTCTGCTTTTCCTGCAGGGCTAATTTTTTCGCTCCAAAAGAGGAACATATGCAAGAAGATTTTGAAGAAGTAAACGACTGGAGCAGTAACAAAGTAGACTCCGTTAAGAATGAATACGTCTCTCGTGGCTTCAAAGAAAGAAACATCTTTAAGCAAGTCTCAGAGCATTACCAAGTTAAAGTATCCTATGATATTGATGGAAACATTGATGCCCACTACTACCCTTACTGTAAGGATGGAGAGGTTACGGGGTACAAAGTCAGAAACTTACCTAAAGACTTTACCTCAATAGGGACTGTAAAGGGTGGCTTGTTTGGCCAACACCTGTACTCTAGTGGTAAACGACTCGTTATTACTGAGGGTGAACTTGATGCTATGGCGGTACAAACCGCATGGTATAAACGTTACAACACCTTCTATCCAGTAGTGTCATTAAGGTCTGCCTCTTCAGTTAAAGACTTAATTGCAGAGAGAGACTGGATTAGAAACTTTGATGAAGTAATTCTTTGGTTTGATGGTGATGACGCGGGGAGGGAAGCCGTAAAGGAAGCTGCTCGTATCATTGGCTATGACAAAATCAAGATTGCTAAGTCAAACGAGAAAGACGCCTGTGAGTTGTGGATAAAAGATCCTGATAGCCTACTAAAGACTATTTACAACTCTGTAGACTACACCCCAGCGGGTATCTTAACCTCTCACGAACTCTGGAATCAACTTGAAGAATACAATAAGATTGAGTCAGTTCCCTACCCTGATTACATGGATGGTTTGAACTCAAAACTTAAAGGTATGCGTTTCGGAGAAATTACTCTCTGGACTTCAGGTACAGGTTCTGGTAAATCAACCCTCCTCAGAGAGATTGCCTTCGACCTTCTTGACAAGACAGAAGATAAGATAGGCATCATATCTCTAGAGGAGTCTCCAGCAGAAACAGCCCGTAAGATGGCAGGGATGGCAATCAATAGAAATCCCGCAAAAGAGGAAATCGCCATTGGAGACCTTAAAGTTGGCTTTGACAGCGTCTTTGGTAGCAACCGCGTTATGGTCCTTGATCATCAAGGGAGCATCAGTGACGGCTCTATTATGGACTTCTTGGAATACATGTGCCTCAGTGGTTGTAAGTATCTTTTCGTAGACCACATCACTATCCTTGCTTCGGAAGGGGCAGAGGGCCTCACTGGTAACGAAGCCATTGACAAGATAATGAATGACCTATTACGAATGGTTAAGAAGCACAACGTGTGGATTGGTCTCATAAGCCACTTACGTAAGACAGATAACAAGGGCAAGTCTTTTGAAGAGGGTAAGTTACCTTCTATGGACGACATACGAGGCTCTGGTTCTATTAAACAGATTAGTCATGATATTATTGCCTTTGCACGAGATGTTGCAGCAGAAGATGACAATGAGAGAAACACCATTAAAACCAAGGTTCTCAAGTGTCGTTACACTGGTCTCACAGGCCCATCGGGTTCGTTGTACTACAAGTATGACACAGGTAGACTAAGTAAGGGTGCAGAATTTGATGAAGAAACGGGGTTCCAAAGAGTATGACAGGTGCATATGACGAAAAACATTTGGTGATGTTGTCTATAATCTATCAACTTATAGATAACAACGCCGACACAGACGGGCTAAACCCTAACGTTCAAGAATACCTGTTAGGGCTAGCAGAGGAGTTTAATAGTGCAGACGACGACGATGAAGAACATTTTGATCGCTTGTACTATTTTGCTGACACTTATTTTAACAACCTCTACGGGGTAGAAAGGACATTGAACTAATGTCAGGTAAAATCACAGATTATTATGAGTCTTTTGTCAAAAAGGCTATAAAATCAACAGAACA